CTTTGGCAGAAAAAATTTCCCGGAACGACATAATGTCAAAACCGCCAAATTCCTCCAAATCAACTTTGAAAACGTGTTTGAAAACTCGAAGGTTCCCAGACTTCATAACATCTTGGCGAAATAGCTCGGGCCCAATTCTACATAGTTCATCATAGAATCCACCGATGTAACGCTCATAAAAACCTAAAACTTTGGGCGAATTGAATCCACCAATAATCATAAAACTATATATTCTAGTGAAACTAACAGCTAAATTCTTGACCGGAGACTCAGGGTACAACATTCCAGCAAGTAAATCATGATCTTCACGGAACAACCGTCCATGCTTAAGTTGATATCCAATAAACTTGCGATCCTCTAACACGTTGGTCGCAATAACTTTTTCGGGCTTAATTAAAAGACCGAAAAAAGTTAAAACACATTCAGAAATCTCTGTAACCAGGAAATCTAAATCAGTTTGGTTCTTGAATGGGCACTTAAAGCAAAAGTCGTCTCCGAGTATTCTTGTGTCGTGAAATTCTTGTTCGAGATATTGCAAAGAGGAGGTTAAGGCATTCCACACAGCGAGGGAATTGACGAGAAGAGTGAGAAAGGAACCAGATGGTACGCCAGACATCTTCTTATATACTGATCCGTCGGGCAAAACAAGAAAGGTAAAGATAAAAGATTCGAGTAAATATTTAAATGCATGTTCCATCCAAGGTTCAGGCAAATCCATATTTGGTCTCAAAACTTTATAAAAAATATCATTAAGCAAGAAACGAGGACAAGTAGCGTCGAGTGAAGAAATGTCAGTATTGACAAAACTTAAATCATCTCTATCTTGTAAGTATCGATTCAAACGTATGATTGTATCTTTTCCAGTCATGAATCGCTCTTGATGATGCAGACCTGCGAAAATCTGATAATAGAAACCTCTGAAAAACATGTTCTCCAAAATAGTGTGTTCAATGGGAGCCACCCAAATCACACGACTTTTGTTTTCATCCTTAGGAGAAAGATGGCCACGCAAAGCCATCTTACAAGGAATCTGAGGGCATAGTTCATCTTTCTTCCATCTTTCTATCATGCTTTGCACATTAGCATAAGCTTCATCAAGGACTTCTCCTTTCTTCTTTCCAGGAAAGTTGAAGCCGGCAGAAGTATTTAAAGGAATTTTCGTCATAGCGATTTCCAATGGAATAACGCTAACACGACGAAAATTGGATTCCAGTTCAGCTAAATTACGATTGTAAATAGTCGTCATCTTGTCGTCAAAGGTGTTGGATTTGTAAATTGTTTGTCCTGAATACTTGAGGAGACCATGGAGACCACGGCCAAGTCTTGGAACCTTGGTGTAGCCCTTAAGCGATTCATACATTTCAGAGTCGTGATTCCAAAGAGCTGTTCGAACGAATTCGTCCATATTATTGAAATTTTCGGCAATGTGATATTTGAAATCGCTGTCTGGCTGGCGACGCCATCCGTCAGAAACTTCGATGATTTTCTTGAAATCCGGGAGAGAAACATC